TTCCTCTACGTCTCGTGGGCTCGGAGATGTGTATAAGAGACAGGTACCAATTCAAAGCAAAGGCATACTTCTTTTCTGCTTCGGTTGGTGACAACCCATCCCATTGAGGTTCATCTCCCCAATGATAACTTTGAATATCTTTCTTGTTCTTTTTCTTTCTAGGCAACTAAATATCCTCCGAAGAAGTATGTATAAGGAAGGTGAAAAACTACGAACATTTTTTTATAAGTTTTTTTGGTCGTTCACTTGACTTGTCCGACGAACATAGTATACTTCATTCATAACGGGTTTCAAGTGTTCAGTAAAAAATATTTTGGAGAAAACAAAATGAATTGTGAAAACCTATCGTGTGAAGAAATCCAAAGTCTCGGTTCGGTCACTATCATCCCCAAGAACAACAAGCAGGCAACAGTCATCAATACGATGAATGATACCACTTGGGGACCACAGATTCAAGTCATGGAGACTTGGAATGCCACGGAAGATACCAATGCTCAGTTCACTGAGGTTTCTTGGTATAAGGCAAAGGACATTGGATTCAATATCTGATGGAAGGAAAACATGGCGCCGGGAAGGGAGACACATATCGCAAACTTGACTATGACAAGTGGTCAAAGGGTTGGGATATGATCTTCGCTAAGAAGAAGAAAAAGTCTCCCTCAAAGAAGAAAGGAAAAAATGAACGCAAGAAATAATACCATTTACGTTGCTGGTCCAATGCGTGGTTACGACAATTGGAACTATGATGCTTTCCACGAAAAGACCAAACTTCTTGAGGAGAGTGGTTGGAATGTCATCAATCCAGCAGAACTTGATTCGCATCACACAAACAGTTTGGATGCAAGTCCATTTGACTTCAATCCAGATGGAAACACTCAACATCAGGACCACCTTAGAGAGATTCTTCTCCGAGACCTGAAGTGTATTTGTGAGGAATGTGGAGCAATCTACATGTTGAGTGGTTGGTCTGAAAGTCGTGGTGCAAAGGCAGAATGGGCATTGGCAAAGGCTTTGGGTCTTGAGATTTTCTACGAAATTCCTATGCCTGGATATGGCCATGAGACTTGAAACTCATGTAGTTCCCGACAAGTTTACAGAAAAGGTATCTACAGCTTTTGATTACGATTTTGACGGGAAATCCTTTTTTGAACTTCCTTCCTTTCTAAAACCAAAGGAAGGTTTTCATTTGGGAGCTATAGTAGGTTCAAGTGGAAGTGGTAAGTCTCAGATACTTAAACATCATTTCTCATTTACGGAGCCTTCTGTGGAATGGAATCCACAGAAGGCTATCGTTTCACATTTTGATACACCAGATATTGCTTTGGAGAGGTTGTTCGCTTCTGGCCTGTCATCTGTCCCCACGTTATGCAAACCTTATCACGTTCTTTCCAATGGAGAAAAGTATCGTGCGTATGTCGCAAGAGTAATTGGAGACAATTGTATCATAGACGAATTTACCAGTGTGGTAAATCGCGAAACAGCAAAGTCCTTGTCTGTCAGTCTTTCTAAGTATATTCGGAAAACCAACATCAAGAATGTGGTTCTCTCTTCATGTCATAGAGACATCTTGGATTGGTTGGAACCTGATTGGGTTTTTGATTGTGACTCAAACGAGATTCATAATCAAGATGTTCGCTCAAACCTCAAGAGAGTAGCGAAAGTTGAAATATACTAGACCCAAGATAGAACTTGATATTTTCGAAATCCCTAAAGAATACAAGCGTTTCTTTTGGGAACTCTTTAAGAAACATCACTATCTTAGTGAAAAATTGAATGTTGCAGCAAAATGCTATGTAGGGTATTGGGAAAACAATCCAGTAGCATTTGAATCTGTTTTGACTCTACCCAGCGGAACGATGAAAAACGCATGGAGAGAGCATCGTTTGGTTGTTCTCTGTGATTACCAAGGTTTGGGTCTGGGAAATACAATGTCCGAAGCAATAGGAGAGATTCTAAAAAGAGAAGGAAAGAGGTTCTTCTCCAAGACTGCAAACATAAAACTAGGGGAATATAGAAATAACAGTTCTAAATGGAAACCCACCAGTAAAAATCAAAAGAACAGACCGGACTACAAGCCCAGAAAAAACAACAAACATTGGGGGGTTGCCAAGATAGAATTAGCACATAGAATATGCTATTCACATGAATACGTTGGAGTTCAAGAATGAATATTTTCGTAGTGGACAAAGACCCAGTGATCGCTGCTCGTTCTTTACTGGACAAGCATATCGTGAAAATGCCTCTGGAATCTGCCCAGATGCTTTGCACCAATCATAGATTCTTGGATGGTGTTGAGTCTAGAACACCAAGAAATAGAAAGACATATATTCTTGAAGACGAAAGAGAAAATATTCTCTACAAGTCAACTATGGTGAATCACCCATGCACTGTTTGGGCAAGAAAGACATTGGGAAATTATCTTTGGCTTTGTATTCATGGAATGGAGTTGTGCAAGGAATACACAAGAAGATATGGAAAAACTCATGCTTGTGAAAAGGTTATTCGATGGTGTGAAATAAACCCACCGAACAACATACCACAAGAAACCTTTGTTACTCCTTTTGCGCAAGCTATGCCTGATGAGTATAAAAACAGAAATGCGGTTTTAGCATATCGCAATTACTATATTTACGAAAAAAATAGTATTGCTAAGTGGAAAAACTCAAAAACGCCTGCTTGGTTTTCTAATTTTTTTGAACAAAATTCCACCAAAAACCTTATAAATAATCCGTGAGGACATTATGCCGTTATACGATTACAAATGCACCAAATGTGAACATTCTTGGGACGAGATTGTTCTCTACAAAAACCGCGACAAACCGTGTAAAAAACCCTGTCCAGAATGCAAAGAAAAGTCCGTGACTAGGGTCATCGGAGCTCCTATAATGAGTGAACCTCATAAGATGGGTTTGAAAAGACCCGATGGTGGGTTCCGTGAGGTTATTTCAAAAATCAAACAACACCACCCAAAAAACACAATAAGGGATTATTAATGCCTTTCAATCATGTAGAAGTAAATCTGGAACACAAAGACATGGAAGTCATGGAAACTTCTCATGGTCGTTTCTATGAATCTCCCACCAAGAAGGGCAAATGGTATCCTTCCGTGACTACTGTCACTGGACATGCAAAGAAGGCGTTTTTTGAGAACTGGAGAAAGAATCCAGAAAACATGAAGACACTTCAATACTGTCAGCAAAGAGGAAATACACTCCACGACACCATTGAACACTACTTGAACAACGACAATGAATTTGTCGATGCTCTTTCTCTTTCAGAAAAGAGACACTTTGTTCAGTTGAAGGACGAGTTGGATAAAATTGACAATGTTAGAGCTCTTGAAGTCCCACTTTGGTCTGATATTCTGGGTCTAGCAGGAAGGGTTGATTGTATTGCAGAGTATGATGGAACGCTTTCCGTCATTGACTTCAAGGGTTCAACCAAACCAAAGAAGTCTTCGTGGATAAAGAATTACTTTGAACAAGCAACTTGTTACAGTATAATGTGGAAAGAACGAACAGGTGAAAGAATAGATCAGATCGTAGTTTTGGTTTCTTGTGATGATGGGACGACACAGGCTTTCGTAAAGGATTGTCGCGATTATGTTCCTTCTCTTAAGACAACCATTGAAAATTACTGGAACGACATTTTAAAGGATGAAGATCTGTTCTCTTCACATGAAATACTCAAAGAAACGAAGGAAGAGCTTGAAAAGCGAGGAGTGTTGAATGGGATCAATTCTTGAACTTCAGAAAAGATTTGCGGAAGAAGTTGAAAAAATAGCTAAGAAAAAGGATGTTTCCTACATAGATGCTGTCATAGACGTTTGCGAAAAATTTGGAGTTGATCCAGCAAGTGTAGGTAAACTCATTCCAAAGAGCATGAAAGCAAAATTAAAGATGGAGGGACAAGACCTCAATCTCATACCAAAAGACAAAAAGCAAAAACGACTTCCTTTCAAATGAGGTGAGATGAATGTTGGTGATGGAAAGAAATGAAAAATCCTCTGGATATGATGCTTACTGCATATACATATCACTGAAGAGCCACTTCAACACAAAGAGCTACGACTTCTTCAAATATGGAAAGAAGAAGATAAAGCAAAGCACCTATATGTCTCGCTCGGATAGAATCTTCTTTGAGAAGATTGCTAAGAAACACAAGCAAAAAGAACTTGTGGAAATACTCATAGCAAACCTCATTCAAGACAACAATTTTTGGGTCAAGGATTTCTTCTCCTCCGAAGCAGAGGAAAACCACATTGACTGGAAGAAGAGAAACGAGAGCATTGAATATGTTTTCCGTCAAGATTGTGATGTTCTATTTGATTTTCTTGAGGAGAACAACTTGAAATTTGATAGTCTTTTTCTCTGTGGAAAAGACGGAAATCATCCATGGCTTTTGAAATTTTTAATGAGAAAGGAGGTGTCACCAGAAACCTTTTGTATTCTAAACATGTTGGTCAGTTTCATGCCGAGGTGGAATGATGTATTGTCTATGGATCCAGTTTGGTCTGAGATTGGCAACAGATACGTCAAATATGAAAAGTTTCTAAGTATGAGCAAGGAACGAAAAAAGAAAATGTCAAAAATTGTGGTTGACAATGTTACAAACAGAGATATACTATAATACTTCGTATACATCGCACACAACGCACACAAGGAGATACAATGAGTACATTTAATCAGTTGAAGAAAAAGTCACAGGCAAATATTGATACTCTATCAAAAGAGATCGACAAGATCAGCAAGGGATCGGAATCATACAAGGATGACCGATTCTGGACGGCAGAACGAGACAAGAGCGGAAACGGATATGCTGTAATTCGTTTTCTACCACCACCACAAAACGAAGATGTTCCTTGGGCACGACTGTTCAGCCACGGATTTCAAGGAAAGGGAGGATGGTTCATTGAGAACTGCCCAACAACATTGGGTCTTCCATGTCCAGTCTGTGAAGGAAACAACGAATTGTGGAACAGTGGAGTTGAATCGGACAAGGAAATTGCTCGTCAGCGAAAGCGAAAGTTGAGTTACATTTCCAACATCTATGTTGTTTCCGATCCAACAAATCCACACAATGAAGGAAAGGTTTTCCTTTACAAGTATGGAAAGAAGATCTTCGACAAGATCAGCGAAGTCATGAAGCCTCAGTTTGAGGACGAGACTCCAATGAATCCCTTTGATTATTGGAGTGGAGCAAACTTCAAACTCAAGATTCGCACTGTTCAGGGGTATGTGAACTACGACAAGTCGGAGTTCGACAGTCCTTCAGAACTTCTTGATGGTGACGACAAGAGTTTGGAAAAGCTTTGGAATTCACAGTATTCACTCAAGGAATTCATTGAACCATCACAGTTCAAAAGTCACGAAGAACTCTCTGAGAAGTTTCAGCGGGTTATCAGTGGTTCGTTGAGTGGTGGAAAGAGTTCCATCACTGAAGAGGATGATTATGCTGCTGTTGCAGCTTCTTCATCGAAGGCAAAGAAGGAAGTCTTCGAACCATCAAATGGTAATGACGAAGACGACGATGCTATGAGTTACTTTGAGAAACTTGTTGATGATGATTGATTTTTGATACTTCTCAATAACTCGGAAAAACACTCTCTTCGGAGAGTGTTTTTTATCATACAAATATTGGCATTGAAATGCCATCTCCCAATGCCATGGAGCCATTATTGGTAGTGTTAGCA